AGCAACCTACCACTGAGTGAACAATACAGATTGATCGCAAAGAAATGGGTCGAGGCTAAGGCCGCAGCAGACATTTTGGAGGAATCCAAAACAGCGGTTCTGTCTCAGCGCATGATGGCAACTGGCGAACAAACAATATCAAAGTCCGAAATGCTCGTTAAAGCATCGCCCGAATGGCATGAATATCTGACCCAAATGGTCGAGGCTCGCCAGAAAGCAAATATGCTGAAGGTTCAGCTTGAATATATCCAAATGCAATTCAGCGAATGGCAATCCAGCGAGGCGACCCGTAGAGCGGAGATGAAACTATGACTGAAGAAAAAACATTTGGTGGTGATACAAACACTGCATACAACTTCGCACATCATATTTTGATAGCCGCAAGCACGATGGAGGCTGATGAAGCTGTTATGGCTGTCACATATGCGCTTTCAAAAATACTGTTGATTTCCACCACAAATAAAGAAAACGCTCTTAATGGTTTGAGAGCTGTTACCGCAAGCATCCAAGAAATGATAGAAACCTTCGAGCCGGACGGTGAATATAGAGACGGCGTAATTCAATGAAGCGCAAACGTATAACAGCTAAAATGAGGGTCGAGATTTTTACGCGGCACTTTGGCATTTGCCACCTGTGCAGCATGAAGGTTGTTCCCGGACAGGATTGGGATGTTAGTCACGAAATACCTCTTGAGTGCGGCGGTGCTGATGATGAATCAAACTGGTTGGTTGCCCATCGGAAGTGCCATCGTGTTCATACTGCTACCGTGGATGTGCCTCAGATCGCCAAAGTCAAACGCATCAGACAACGCCACATAGGCGCAAAGAAATCTAAAACCCCAATGCCAGCGGGTCGCCATTCCAAGTGGAAAAAGCGCATGGATGGCACAGTTGTAAGGAGAGATTCGTGAGGCTACTAATTACTATGAATATGGCATCTGCCAATGGCAACGCCGTTCACCAGATCACCGCTGAACATCCAGCGCCAAGCTTGTTGGACTTTCTTGAAGAGATCAACGACTACGAATTTATTATGATGCACCAATACTATCGGGTGAAGCAACTCGACGGAGAAGTGGTCTGGAAAGACCGAGGTGACATCATAGTAAATACTGCACACATCGGAAAAGTGCAGGAATTTATTGAGTTTGAAGTGAAGGAAACACACTATGACGAATCATACGGACATCCTGAAGCAAGCGGCCAACATTTTGGGGGACCGAGGACGGAGATACGGAAGCGTCGAGGAAACTTTTGAGCGTTGCGCTAACATCGCAACAATCATGCTCGGCAAGCAGATTACCTTGTACGATGTCTCCATCATCATGGCAGCAATGAAAATGGCTAGGATCACTTCGACGCCAACGCTGGATGACAACTACATTGATGGCATTAACTACCTTGCTTTTGCCTCGCAATTCAGCACCTCTGAAGAGCAGGCCAAGATTGCTATTGAAGAAGACATCGCTGCTATGGCTCGCAAGTTTGCTCCAAAGCGTCCCGATCCTGTCGAGATTCCGCAGATAGTGCCAACTGAAATGCCAAAGCCGCAAGAATGAAATATGGCGGCGGGGAAACCCGCCGTCTCAATCAACTGGAGATTTATTATGACTACGAAAAAAGAATTGAATGACCGTGACCACGAAATCATCAAGCTCTGGGAATCTGGCCTCACAGGCAGTCAAATTGCTAAAGAGTTGCTAAGTACCCGCAGTGCAATCCTTGGCAAGCTGCGCCGCCTCCGTTTAGACGGCCATGTTTCGTATAAAATGAATGTCAAGATTGATTTGAAATCAGCTACCAAGAAAGAAATTAAAGAGGCTAAGTTATTCAATTTACACAGGAAAAGCATTCGAGGTGTCCAACCTCCGCAGCCGCTTCCAAAACCTAGGCCGATCAAGCACGAACCAATCATGTTCATGGAACTGACTCCTTTTTCGTGCCGATACATTGTTAATGATGGTCATGCATCGACATTCCTTTTCTGCGGAAAGCCGAAGGTAAAAGGCTCATACTGCGATGATCATGCTAAGATTTGCTATGTTCCGTCTAAACATAAAGGACAAGCCGCATGAGAGATCGATTCATAAAGAGCGGCTGGCATTGGTCATTTGGATGGCTTCGTCGCCCGGAACTAGATGATGAAAATGGATATTGTTTTGAAGATGGAGAAGGTGACCTGATCTTCTCACCTAGAAAAGACCACCACCTTGTCTGCTATCTAAATTGTTACGAAGACGCAAAAACAAAAGAAAAATATCTGACAATGAACCGAGAGCCTATTGCGGCATCCGCTATTAGAGATAAGCGAGTTTTTTAAATGTCTTTAATTCCTAACATCATTCACTTTATTTATCCGTGGACGGAGAAGACCCGCCCTTGGTCGCTGGTGAATACGCTGGCTGTTAGGTTAGCCAAAAAACACCACCCAGATTACGAGATCATTGTCTGGACAAACTCCCCAACCCGTGTCCCGCTTCTTGGTGTAACCGTCAAAAAGTGCGAGCTACCAACACAAGTTGGCGGTGTTGATATTGTCTGGCCGCAATATATATCTGACGTTATGCGCCTCCAAATTCTATTGGATTGGGGTGGTGTTTACATGGACACGGACATGCTGCTGATGATGGATTTGAATAGTCATGTCAAAGCAGCGGGTGAACATGACAGACTATTCATGTGCTGGGAAGATTCATCTAAAACATCTGTATGTAATGCCTTAATGATTTCACCACAGGAAAATCTCTTTTTAAAAACTTGGTTGGATAAAATACCGGAAGCTTTGCAGTCACCGACATGGGCTGAGGGAGGTGTTGTGTTGCCAGCTAAATTAGCCATGAACCCGTACTTAAATGAGCATCGCGCTATCCTGCATCATTCCTTTGCTTGCCCATTGGACCTGTCAAAGAATTGGATGTTTGATCCAGCGTTGAAACAGGAGGCAAAAGATCGGGTTGGGAATGCTCACGCTATCCATATCTTCGAGACCTATTGGCGCGACATCATTAAAGACATCACACCGGAATGGATTGAAAAGAACGACTGCCTCTTCAGCGAGCTTATTTCAGGATATTGATAAAGCGGCTGTCTGGCTCAAGAGCGATAAGCTCATGATTTTGACCTACACGCCAATCAATGACATCACCAGCTTTAGCGGTTATTTCCCAATCGTCGCCGCGAACCGTAAATGATCCGCGAGCAACTATTGTGATGTGAATGGTATCCTCCTGATGTGAGTGCATCGGGAGGATGTCACCTCCATTTTTGGCGTCATAGATTCCTAAATCTAATTTGCCAAAATTGACTGGTTTGCCATCAATAATCATCAGACAACAGAAGGTGCACCAGAGCCGCTATCCTGAGTAGTTGGGGGCGGTGGGGGCGGTAGAGGGCATGGACCAATAGGGTTATAAGCACCTGTATCTATCTGTTGAATGATCCATACATTTACAGGGGCAGGGTCTCCCGCTCTTGCAGAATATGGAACATTTTCTTCCCACGTTTTTGTCCAATCATCCCAAAGATCAACTGTGCAACTATAAGCACCATCTTGATATTGGCAAATTACTGTGAGATTTTTTGCAGTTTCCATGATGCTTTCCTCAAGCGACACGTTGGAAGAGTTGATAATTTATATAAATGGTAAATCCGGGGCATCCAGTAATGCTGAACTGCTGAGAAGTGCCGCCTCGTTTTCTCCATGTACCTGTTAAAGTGTTCCCAACATTAACCTCTACAATCGCTGTGGAAGTCGAATAAAGCGTAACTGCTTCATTATTATCATAATTTCCTATTCCATCTGTCCGCGACATCAAAACTGTTGTGCCAATAGGATAGCTGGTATTTATGGAATTTGTGCCAGTATAAATATCCTGACTGACCGTCACAGCACCAGTGTTGGTATTAACACTAATGCCATTTCCAGCACTGACAGATGTCACGCCGCCATTGCTCGCAGTGGTTGCAGTGGTTGCAGTGGTCGCAGTTGCAGCATTTCCGCTGATGCTAATGCCCCATGTGCCAGAAGCACCTGTGCCAGTAAGTGTCGGAGCATAGGAATTAAAATTGCCGGTCGTCAGGCCGTTAGTGGCAGTCGCAGCATTGCCATTGATGTTGATGTTCCAATTTCCAGACGCACCAGTGCCAGTAAGGGTTGGGGCGTAGGAGTTGAAATTGCTGGTTGTAAGACCATTGGTCGCTGTCGCGGCATTGCCGGAGATGTTGATACCCCATGTACCAGACGCGCCAGAACCACCGCGAGAAGGAACATCAAGATTGGTGCGAGCATCGGCAGCGTTCTGAGCCGCTGTGCCACCCTGCGCAATAGACAACGCAGTCGTAAGGCCAGACAGGCTTGTGATGTCGCTGTTAGCGCCAGATGTCGCAGCACTCAGTGATGTGCGAGCCTGAGAGGCACTGGTAGCGCCTGTGCCGCCGTTGGCGATGTTAAGCGTTCCAGCAACCGTTACCGCGCCTGTCGTGGCCGTTGATGGCGTAAATCCGGTTGACCCAAAACTGATGCTATTGACAGCAGTAACGCTACCGACAGCCTGAGAAATCCAAGTTGTGCCATTAGATGTCAGCACATTGCCATTTGCTCCGGGAGCGACAACTTGAAGGGCACTTGTTCCGTTGCCGAGCAGCACATTGTTAGCGGTCAACGATGCCGAGCCAGTACCACCCTGCGCAACTTCAACGATCTGATTGGTCAATGACCGGATATTTGTACCGTCAGAATAAATGTAGTTCAGCTTGCTGCGAAGGAGCGTGACAGGTGCCGCGCTACCTAAAACAGTAAAGATGACATCAAAGTTGCCTGTCGTGGCATTGCGAACAATCCACTCGCCGCCGACATTCAATGGGATTGTGTAGGTCACATTGTTTGTCAGGACGCCCGTGATTGTCAGTATCAAAGACCGATACTGAGAAGCCGTCAATGTAGCCGACCCGCCAGATGCATTTATGTTTGTTGTGCCACCAAAAGCTTGGTCAATAATGTCCATGTCCCCATTTACAGGTACGTCCCATGTATCGACGTAATCGCCGTTTGCTGGCTTCTCTAGCGACTTATTAGTTGTGAATGAAGAGGCCATCTTCTAATCCTCAAATGTGTTTCTTGGCGACTGCCAAAGCGCGAGTGATTGTTTCATCAGGCTGATCGAGAAGCGCCTCGGTGCCTTTGCTGATGTCTTTCTTAGCCATTTCAGCGGCGCGAACCAAGGCATCTGCTTTGCTGTCGGGGCCGATACGACCGCCGGACGCTCTCTTTGTCCGGTCAATAGCCTCCATGCTCTCACCCACTTGCGAAACAGCAGGGGCATACGGCGCTATGTTGTAAATATCGCTCGGCAATGCACCAGCTCGGCCAGCCGCATAATTGACGCCGCCCATTAACTTGGGAGAACTAAGAGCATTAGCCGCCGCTAAATGAGCCAAGTGTCCGGGGTGCAGAAGCAGTGCAGGATTTATAAAACCAGACCCGCCATAAATCATGCTTGATACGATGTTTCCGCGTAATCCACCCGGCAACCAGTTAGACAAATCGTATCCAGCGATAGCAGGAGCAAGTGACGGATTGCGCTGATAGAGCTGCTGAAGAATGTCTTCATTCTTGCCTGTTTTGTAACCCTTTAGGAGCTTATTGAGTTTCGTGTCATCCCTTTTGCCAGCCAAAAGGTTGCCTTCAATATTTCCAATATTATTTACAGCATCGCTCCAATTTTCCATATGTTCGGCATATCCCTTTGACTTGCCGAAATCTGGATGCATGATGGTTTCTTTTGCTGAATTAGCAACTTTTGATACCATATCTAAAGCATTACGATCCCCCTTAGCAGCCTCTTGACCGTAATTGCGAATTGACTGCTTTAGATCATCGAAATCGACAATCGTATTTTTGTTGTTCGGGTTTGTTCTTGCTCCGAGAACAGCATCTTCTATTGCCTTATAAGTGCGTTCCAAAGCAGGGCTTTTACCCTCGCCAATACCCGTGCGCGGATCAATATTTTTATATGCTCTGGTTTTCGCTTCATTCAAAGCTTTATCAACCAAATCATACCCAAGCGATCTCGTAGCGTCTTCCGCGCTCATGCCGCGAACATAATTATCGCTGGCTTCGTTTCTCAAAGCGGAAACTTCACTCTTAACAGCTCCCACCAAATCTTTTCCTTTTGATGGGTCGCTATAATGCTCCCAGAAAGCAGGGTCTTTTGTGACACCAGCTTTATGAGCAGATTGAAGTGACTTGTAAGCTGCGCCAGATTGAATTGCGGCAGGCAAGTTAACAACAGAGGTCGCGGCTTTTGTCGCAAGTTTTGGAGCTTGCAAAGCAATGTTGAGTGGGTCCGTAACCCGACCAACCGTTCCTGCGATCTCGCCCGCCTTGCCAACAGCGCCCGGAAGACGCGCAGCAAGTCCACCGCCACCCGTAAAAATTGTCGAGGCATCAGCCAAAACGCCAACAGGGTCTTCAGCAATAGCTCTCTTGGCATTTTCCCAAGTGCCGTACCGTTGCTTATAGAAGTCGCCGATAGCATTTACAGCGGCTTCATCTTCAGCCTTTTTGCCAGCATCTTGCTTAACGCCTAAAGCGCCTTGGGCCTTGGAATATAGACCTGTGCCAACTTTACCAAGTGATTCAGCGGTTTCTACAGGGTGCAAGAACGGCTGAACTATAGCCTGACCAAACTCTTTGGCGCTACGCGGGAGATTTTGGAGAGCTTGTGATCCAACTTCTGAAAGCTCCATAGGAGCCGCATCTGGTCGATTTGCCTCAAACCTCGGGTCTTTTTCAACCGCAGCAGGTTTAGCCTGTGTGCCACCTTGAGAAGGCGCACCGATGTCGGTCGAAAGCAAAGATGAACCTTGATTAGAAGCGCCTTCTTTTGGCGCGCCCATTCCAGAACCAATATCAGTGCCGAGAAGAGAAGGTCCATTAGCCATCTTAGTGTGCCTGACTATAGAAATACTTCACGAGGCGAGGGTCATACCCAAGCTGCTTAAGTTCACGCTGTGCCTGATCAATTGGAATTTTTCCAGACGCCAAAAGATGGAAGGCGCTTGGCTTTCCTTTATTTGCAGGATCAAGAGATGACAAAATCATCTGCTTCATTTGCTCACGATGAGTCACATAATCACTTTGCGGATTATCTTGCTCAAATGCAGTCGCGTGATTTCTCATGCCGCCGCCCGTAGCATCGTCACGATATTTGAGAGCGTGAGCGGCTTTATCTTGAGCCATGCGCTGATCAACTTTAAGCTGAGCAAGAATTTCAGCCGCAGCTTCGGGGGCTTGAGACATGTTTGGGTTTGCAACCCTAAACTTGTCCAATGCAGCAAAGCTGTTTTGATTGCCGAGGCTTGCTCTTGCGCCAGCTTGAAGAGTGCTAATTTTTTCAGAAAGGTCTCGTGCTTCATCAGCCGGACCAAAATTGATTGGTTGACCGTCTTTGCCTTTATAACCTGTTGCTCTTGAAAAAGTGTTGAGGAAGTCAACTATATCGGCGCGTGTTTGGAACCCGTACCCCGGAGCTGAAAGATAGCCAGCTTGATTGACCTTAATAAGTTGATCGCCAAGCGTATTAGTTGTCTGAAAGCCAGACCTCGCTCCTTCAGCTTGTCCTTGAAGATCATTAACATAATCGAGCGCATGTTTTTGATCGCCAGCATGGTTTCCAGTCATCCCTGCAATGTCATTCTGAGCGAAGCCTCTGGACTTATCAGAATAAGAAACACTAGAAGGAAGAATGGATGGTTTTTCTTCTGGCTTAGTTGTTAGAGTGCTTTGTTTCTGAGGCTGCCCCGCCGCACCTTGCCCAGTTGCGCCAACATCTTCAATCTTCATCGGTTGTCCAGAACGATCACGCGGCGGCATAATTGTTCCGTCCTGAACGTTCGGGGCATTAACGAACTGGATGTTTTCGCCGCGTTGTGCGCGGGCGCGAGCGTCTGCCGCATTCAATGGGATGATGCGTTTAGTAGCAGGGTCCCTGACCCAAGCCACAGTTCCCAAACCTTCAACATATTGCAGCGACTTCCGCATATTGTCGGTAAGAATACCCTGTGTCGTAGCCTGCGTGCCTTCGATCTCGGCTGTCTGCTTTTGCAGATCAGAATAGCTCTTCGCTCCAGCGCCAATACCCTGAAGGATAGCAGAGCCAAGGAAACGGCTTGGAGAAGAAGCCATCGCACCAAGGCCCTGAAGGACGGGCAGGATGATGTCTTTGTTTCGGCTTAAGAAGCTGCCCGTATCCTTAGCCGCCCCAGAAACTGAATTTCCGGCATCGCGCAACGCACCCATCACGCCACCAGCGCGAGTTGGGCCACCACCACCGATGCCCTTTGTTTGAAGATCAAACATTTCTTGGGCTGTGCGAGGAGTTCCATCGCTTTTGAAGAAAGCTGATTGATTAGCGCGAACCTGATCTTGACCAGCAAGCGTATAAGCAGGAGCGTTTGGATTATCTTGCAGCCCACGCAAGAATGCGGGACCACCAGCCTCACCAAGGAACCAATTCATACGCAAGTTTTCGCGTGTTGGTTCAAATCCTTGTTGCTTCAAAACATCCATCTGCCTTGTGGCATGAACGTCATGCATCATGTCCTGATACTTTGCAGGAAGGGTGGCGGTAAAACCTTTTTGAGTAGGGTCGTAGTTGACGCCTTCCTTTTTCATCTGCTCGACAATTTGAGGATTGTTCTGCAAGACAGAGCGAGCAGTTGCATCCGTAAATTGATACGTTCCAGCAGCAGACGAGGTTTTAGCGCGAGCAGTAGGATCATTGCCGCTTTCTTTTGTCCCCGTATATCGACGAAGTTCTGCCATGCTGTTTGGTTCGGCAACCACATCGCCCTCACCGACAACATTTCCTTCGTTGCCAGCATGATGTTCACGCATTTGCGGTGGCACAACACCGCCCTGCTCAAAGTGACCTTTGTGAGCTGCATGTTCTGTGGCGCGATGGTAATCAACCATCTTGAGACCGCCATCAGTCTCAGCGACAGCCTCTGGGTGCTTGCGCTCGACATGCTGCGCCATCAGACCGATCTGGGTGCGGCCATCGCCGTAGTCGAAGCTGTAGACGGGTTGTCCGTCATAAAGTTTACCGACTTCGCGCTTGTTGTGCTTCGTGCGTTCGTCCGAAAGCATGGCAAGGAACGGCAGCACTTGAGCGATGCCAGTGCCAATTGAGCCAAGTGCTGATCCGATGCCACCAGCGGCCCCAGCAGCGCCAGCCGCCGTGCCTGCCGCACCAGCAGCACCAGCCGCAGTTCCAGCCGCACCAGCGCCAGCGCCGAGACCGCTTGCAAGGCTACCAAGGCCCGATCCGATGCTGCCAAGGCCCTTAGCCGCGCTGATGCCAGATGCTGCCAATCCAAGAGGATTTGGACCCTGTGAGGATGAAGGAGCAGATTGGCCCGGCTGCGGGAGAGACTTCGGTACTTCAGCCGCGCCCTCTTTGACAACCTTTGCAAGAACGTCACCCTGTGCGCCGCTTTCTGAGCCGGGGTTTGACTGTTCGTCAGGCTGGCCGGGGATAACGACACCAACGCCGCCGCTATTATAATGACCACGAGGAATAAGACCGCCGCGAGCCTCGGCGGGACGATTAACTTCTTCTTTTTTAGAAGATTGCTCGCCCATGCCGGTGGCGTCACGGCCACGCTGGAAGAGACCCTTACCCGTCACATCTGAGGCAATCGAATCCAGCGACTTTAGATTAGAGTACAGTTCTGAAGCCGTTGATGTCTGCTTAGGAGCCGACATGCCAGAAGCTTGCAACATCTTTGGAACGTGCAGATTGCCAGCAGGCACATATCCAGCCGCACCGCCGCCTTGAGTGCTATAAGGGTTTGCTTGCGCCGAGCCGCCGTAAAGACCACCCTGACCAAACGGGCCGAATGACTGTTTTTGTTGGGCGAGAAGAGCCGAAAGATCGCTGTCAGCAACGCCGCCAATGGCATAATGCCCCGCTTCATGCACCGCGCCGCCCATCCAGTTTGGCATAATGCCACCACCTTCAGACTTATGTGCAGCTTCGTCGGTTGCCTTCTTATAATCAACGGTCTTATAGCCTTGCGATTCACCGACCGCCTCTGGGTGACGCTTTTCAACGTCCTGAGCCATGAGGCCGATTTGGGTGTGATCCAAGCCGTTATATTTAAAGCGATAGATTGGCGTGCCATCATGCATCTCGCCGACCTTCTCGGCGTCATGCTTGAGGCGCTTATCAGAGAAGAACGATGCAGGAGCAGTCTGCGTCTGGGTATTGCCAGATAGCGCACCAGTACCCATCGCGATGTTGGCGAGGAACTGAGCCTGTTGATAGGGATAGCCACGCTCTTGCAGGAACTGCTGATAGAGAGCCGTATCCTGAGCCTGTTGCGTCTGCTGACCAAGTGTTCCGGCCTGAATTTGAGCCTGTGCGCCCTGTAATGCAGCGGCCTGCGATCCTGTTCCCAAGCCAGCCAAAGCCTGCGCCGTACCAGCACCCTGCCCATACAGTTGTTGAGCAAGAGCAGCCTGTTGTTGAGCAGTACCAGCACCTTGGCCGTAAAGTTGTTGGCCGAGACCCTGCAAAGCCTGACCCGTTTGCAGACCAAGACCAGTGACATTTTGCCCCAAAGAGGCTGCCTGCTGTGCGGCCTGAAGCTGTTGACCAAACCCAGTTTGGCCGAGGCCAGAAAGGAGCTGCGCCTGTTGAGCGCCCTGTCCATAAAGCTGTTGACCAAGGCCAGCCGCTGCCTGACCAGCGCCGAGCTGCTGCCCATATTGCGTTTGACCAAGTTGCGAAAGCGTCTGAGCGCCTTGGAAACCGAGACCTGCAAGACCCTGACCAAGACCAGCAAACTGCTGACCAGCCTGAAGTTGACGAGCAAGATTTTGGGCTTCGACACCCTGCTGACCAGCGGCAGTCTGCACGGCTTGTTGATAAGCCTGTGAATAAAGCGGAGCAATCGCCTGAGACGTTGCCAGCTCTTGCTGACGAGCAAGATTTGCCCGCTCAAGACCAGCACGGTCCCCACCGAAAGCGCCCGCCCTAATGGCCTGCGCCTGCTGCGCTGAACGTTCCTGACCCTGTTGCTGCCTCAAAGCCTGCAATGTCGGCGACACAACAGATTGAACATAGGGGTCTTGATACTGAGCAATTTGCTGCGGCGTCAAAGCACCTACGCTACCAGCACCAGCGCCGGTTAACTCAGATGCGGCACCATAATACGGCTGTGCCTGCCGTTGAGCGCCCATTGCAGAACGCAGTGCCGCCGCATTTGCGCCCTGTGCCGCGCCCGGCGCTCCCGTAATGGCTCCAGCGCCATAAGCTTGAAGAGGCGCGGCCTGATATGGAGCAGCATAGGCAGCGCCAACGGCAGGAGCATTTAAACCGCCAGCATATTGGAGACCAGCACCAAGCCCTTGAGTTGCCATTTGATAGTATGGAGAGGCAGCGGCAGGAATTTGCCCGTAAAGTTGACCGGCAATGTCACTATACTGCTGCCCCTGAGAATAACCCTGAGCCAGTGGCTGATAGGCAGCAAGAGTGCCTGCCATGCCAGCGGTCCCAGCCTGCTGCAAGCCCTGTGTGGCGGCTTGGAAGAAAGGCTGTGCGGTCTGAGAATAGTTGCTGGTGGCCTGAATACCGGCCTGTTGAGTTGGATTTAATGGAGCGACAAACTCGCCGCCATACTGCTGGAAAGGTGTTTTGGCGGCTTCTTCAGCACGGGCGTTAACCGAATTATACCGCGCCAGAACCTCTGGTGGGATTTCGGTCTTCGTGGTTGTTGTCTGAGTGCCGCCACCACACATATCAGTGTTCCTTTACCGATCCGGTTCCGGGTGTTGCGCCATAAAGGAAGAACGTCCCCGATGGCTTACCAAATTGACGCTCGTAAAGCCGAGCCTTTGCCTCTAATCGGTCATTCGACAGAATACCAATAATCAAAGGCATTTCCAATTGGTCCGCAACCCGCTTAGAAAACTCACAGAGGCGGCGAGCGCGGCCTCCTTTGACACTACGGAAGTCAGGATGGATGAAAATTCCTTTCTCTTCCAAAACCTTTTCAGAACTATACCACATGGCACCTGTTCTGAGTAGGACCGCCCCTTCAATTTGACCGCCTACAGGGCCAATCACGCCCACAATTCCGTTCTCCTGATGAAGAGCTGACCAAATCTCGGCCAAAATCTTTTCGGGGTCATAATTGACGAAGGCCAGCTCCTTGCTGGCATTCATGGCTAGGTCCATCAACTGATGAATATCGCTTGGCACACCAGCTCGGATATTCAGGTCATCAAACATTCAAAAGTTCCCCTTTAATCTTTCTTTGGGCCGGGAAGCTTTCTCAGCGTCTCGACAGTTTTGGCTCTCATTTTCTTAACAAAAGAGTCGAGAACCTGATGCCCATTATCGAGGTTTCCCTCTCCAATGTGAACGACATCTTCAGGCGCAATAACATATTCCCCACCCGCAGCCACAATCGGCACAGGAGGCTCTGTAGCCCCGCCATCAGCTTTATGAGGGATGCCTAGTTGGGCATCAAGGCCCGGCATTCCTGACATTTCGGGAGCGCGGCTGAAGATGGTGTTGGCGACCTTAAATCCTGCCATTGTGTTGCCTTCGCCCATCGCCGAAATGATGTCGGCGGGAATGACGTAAGCACCAGAAGGAACGTGCATAGGAAGGTGGTCCGTCCTCCCTGCAACAGGACTGTGGATCGGCCCGACATGAACTTTCTCCGTGCCACCCTCACCGGGGTTGCCAAAGAAAGACACGCCACCGCGAGCATGACTTTCACGAGCCGTTTTTAAAGCAATGGCAATAGCCTGCTTTTGCGGTCGGCCAGTATGAACAAGCTCACTAATGTTGGAGCTTACAGTTTTTTGAGAAGAGCCTTTTTTTAGCGGCATGGTTTACCCCGGAGTGTATGTGACGTTGATGGACTGACCCGTCCCCGGAACAATTGTTAGGCCGTTTGTAAACACCATCCCTACAGGATAAATACCGACAACATTAGGTGTCGCGCAAAGAGCGTTTGTTGCTGAAGGCAACACTGTAGATGAAGCATTATTGATTAAGCCACTTGCGCTTCCAGCAACGACCACAGCAAAACTAACAATATAACCTTTGCCACTAAATATAATTGTGCTGGCCGTAACGGTGGACGAGGTGGCTATCCCCTGACCACGAAGGTTGCTTTGAGAGACGTTGTTGAGCGCAACAACACCATTTTTTTGAGTAGTTAGGATGTCACTAAGAGAGGCTGTCATTAGAATCGACCATCCTGCTGGAACCGATAGCGCATGTTTCCAAGTCGCCAAAATGACCCAATGTCGTTACTGTCAATTTTTACCGATACCAAACGCCCTCTAAACCGAGGTGTAATGAATGTTGTAGCCTCAGTGAGAGTATATGGCCCATACGCTGTCGGTGTCTGACCAGCATAATCTGTGACATAAAAAGTAAGGTTTATATTTGCGTCTGGGTTGCCGCCGTAATAACCCCATTTCATGTCCGGCCAAACTTGGTCGATAAACATTTTATTGTCAGCTTCGTTGATGACAAAGTAACCAGTTTGAAAAGACGAATCCATCGGCTGCCCATCAGCGTCCGGCGATGTCTCATGCTGATAAATGTATCGGTTTGTGCCTGCGCCGATAGGTGGTCCAAGAACGGATTCATTGATCCATGCGGTTCTGGCAAGAGTGCCAAAATCCCACTGGTCCAAAACAACATTATATTTCACATAAGCATTGATTTCGCCGCCGTTGCTCTGGGTTGGATAATACCAAGTGATTTCGCCAAATCGGCTGTTTGGCGCGATCCTGATTTTATCAAGATTGGTCGTGTCCAAATCTTGGAAAATGACATCCCAAATAGGGCAACGGATTGGCTCAACGCCACCGCCAGATAGACGATAGAACTGGCTCTGCCCCATCCAATAGACAACACCACCCATCGACCCAGCCGCCTTGCGCCCAATTAAGCCGCAACCTGTGCCAAGTTCGTTGAACTGATAGACATATGGAGGGCCGACATATTGCATGGCCCAAATGCCAAGGTCGGTCCAAATCAAAGCCTGCTGGCCCGCTTGGATGCATTGAACGATGCGTGACCCTTTAGGAATGCGATACGAGCCAGCTTGGTTTGTCAGGGATGCAATCCAAGAATTGTAATTCTCAACATCGCACCAACGGATCAAAAGCGGGTCTTTAATGCCATTGAAGGTCGATGACCAAGCAATGATTTGACGCTGCGGCATGGCAACAAATGCGCCTTCATTAACCGCAGGAGCGTCCCCAATAATTGCGGCTCTTGGTGATCCTGATGTTGGCGACCACGCATATATTGGCCCATTTAGCGGGCAAGCAATTAAAGTCTCACCCCAGTTGTCCAGCGTCCAATCTACAGCATTGATTGGCGTTCCGGGTACAATGACGGGAGCGACACCCGTTCCGTATCCACCGAGACCATACCCTCCAACACCATATCCAACGCCACCCGGAAGAGCGCCAACACCGCGATAATAAACATAATGGGCGCTGCCACTGTTCATGTATCCGCTGGTCGATGAAGAAGCATTTAAGGTGCCAGCAATTTTAAATTGGCTGGTGCTTACAACTTCTTGAATACTGTAATTGCCGTAAAAGGTTATGCCACCAACCGTTGTAGCAATCAAAACAGGGAATGATTCCCCCGCAACATACCCGTGGTCCGCTAGTGTGACAGTGACAACATTAGTGCCGTTCAATGTTGTAAAATTAGCAACAGCGCCGCCATTGGTAACGGTTGATGTAGCCAATTCTGGTGCGCCGGTAACATCAGTCGCATAGATTCTATATGTATTGGCACCAATGGCATAACAATAATACTGGCCGAACAGGATAAGCCCACCGACACTAATTTGGGTTTGGATGTCAACGACATCATAACTGCTAACATTACGGCCCGTGTCGGTAATGACAACCACATCACTGCCAGACGTTGTTGAAACGTTTACGGCAACATTGTAAGTGCTTTTCTCAGGTGTGATATTTATCGAAACGCCGCTAGTAACAACTTGCAGCGACCCACCCCCATTACCTTCAGCGCCAACGCCAAGATACGAATTAGCGTTTGTGTCTTCCCAAGCCCAAAGGCAGCGAATGATAGAGCTGAAAGTATTAGGAAAGAATTTAGTCCAGCCGCCAAGTTTTTGAACAAGACCACCCAGCGTCCGGTCTGGGATAAACCGAATCAACTGGCTTTCAGAGATAGCCGCTTCGTTGAGGGTCGGTGTTTTGTTTTGATCAACGCCGGGAAGTAACTTGAACGAGGCGCGTGGCATACATTACCTCGTCGGTGTGGCGCTGATGGACGGTTCCTGCGAAGACCAAGCCGCCGCTTCAAACTTCTTCCTGTTCTCTTCCAGATCAGCTTTAGCCAAGAGAGCTTGGTACTGGCTTTCGTAGGTCACAGCCATCTGCGGGTCATCATTGGCGCGACCAAAGTTGCGCTGATAGGCCGAGATGTAAATCATGGAGGCCATGATGAAGAGATCAGGCAGATACAAGCTGATGAATGTGGTCGTGTTGGTCGCTGACAAGCTATCTGGGCGATAGGTGCCGACGATCTCGCAAGTGTAATTCTGGTTAGGATACGGCCCTACAAGAAACGTATAATCATCAAAAGGAACCCAATACTTAGGTATACCGCGATTAGCCGCAGCGCCTGACCCATAAACGGCATCCAGAAATTCTTTAGTCGTGGGAAGCAACGGTTGACGAGTCGCCGTATCTGGGTCGCTGGAGCCAATAAGGACATTGATTTGCTCCGGCACGACAAAAGTTCCGGCTGGGACAGAAATCTGACGGTTTCCCACCACCAATCCGTAAGCTGTCGTGGAAATAGAGGTGAACAAGAAATCCAGATCACGATACATGCGGTTTTCCGCATAGGTGATCATTTGTGGCAGAATGACCAAAAACTCAGGGTTGGTCGGCTCCACGACTGCCATTGTGGCAATCTGCTGAACATAGCTAGTGGTACCAGCTACTGTGCCATTGTATGACAATCCTGTGGTCATTTGGGGAACTCCGCTATCCCGCTGTTATACCACGATCACTCAGCTTTTGCCATCTGGAGGCCAATGCTCTTAACCTCTTCTACACGGCGACCCCAGCCCTTGCCAAAAGTATTCCAAGTCGGCAGTCTTTGGAGGAAGTCCAAACGCATGTCGCAGATGGCATCAACCGTCTGTTCTGGGTCGCAAGCCAAAATGGCTTCCATAGACTTGGGGCCAATTACACCATCGGCATGAACCCCAGCAATTTGCTGAAGGTATTTAGCGGCACGACCCGTACCAGAATTGACCGCCAAATCGTAAGCAGCATAGTCCACTCCTGATGGAAGTTGATCGCCCTTGATCTTGTCCCAATAGTTCTTTTTATACAAAGGTTTAACAACGTCTGGAGTTAACGCCCGCATCTCACGCTCGTCAACTTCTCTGCCGACAAACTCCTCCCAGACCTTTTTGGTCACGCCAAGATTTGTCATGCCGCCGGGGTCTTTTGGGTTGTTCACATAGCCGCCCTCATGTTTGAGGACCATCTGAAACGCCTTCTCCCAATTCTCCGCAGCCATCTTATTTGTCCTTTGTTGCCATGAGGTCCGTCTTGGCCTTTGAGCCGGAAGATGAACCAAAATAGTAGGCGATCACGCCTGTAAAGGCCGTTTGCAAAGCGCCAAGCATCAATAGCAATGCCTCATTGCCGTTCTTGGGGACGCCATAGACGAACATCCAGAACAAGCAACCAAAGAAGCCAACCGTGATTCCCGCAGCCAAGACCTTTGGCATGTGGTCCTTGATCTCCATTTCGCGCTTGCGGGCGCTGTCACGATCACCGGCACTGATGCGCTCAAGATCGATCTCAAGTTCCTTCATGCGAACTTTAAAATCAGCGTCAATTTTTTTGACATCAGCCAACTGTTGCGGTGTGGCATTTTGAAGAGCTGTAGCTACGGCCTCCTGATCGCCATCTTCATGGCCTAACAGGACGTTGGAAAGGGTTTTGACGGCAAGGCCAGCCAAAGGACCACCCATAGCGGTCGCTAATGTCGGCGCAACTTGGCCCAAAAGGGGACCTACGGTTT